GCCGACGAGGCCGAGGCCGCGCGCCAAGCTGAGGCGGACCGGATCGCCCGTGAAACGGCCGCGCGCGAAGCCGAGGAGAAGGCCGCAGCCGACGCAGCCGCCGCCCGCGCCGCCGACATCGAGCACCGCTCCAAGATCATGGGCGCCGCCAAACAAGCGATCATGGGCCACGGCGTCGGTGAGCAGACCGCTCGCGCCATCGTCCTGGCGATCGCTGCGGGCGACGTGCCGAACGTCAGCATCAAGTTCTGAGGCCGCTATGACCCTACACAATCCCCTGCCCATGCCCC